AAATTCCTTGACATTTTCAAGGCTGAAATGGGACCGCAGGATTCGTTTTTTTTGCTCCGGGGCCACTATTCCGGCTTCGATGTTTTTCGCCAGAATGTCGGCTGCATAGTTGGTTTCAATCATGATGTGCGTCAGGTCCTTAAACTTATATCTGCAATAAAAACTGTCGGTGAGGTAGAGCAGTTTTTCAGATCCAGACGCCATGAGAAAGCCCACCGGTTCAACTGCGTCATGCTGTGCTGGAAATGGCAGGACTGTCCATGTTCCGATCTTAAAATTTTGCAATGGCTGGACCGTATTGATTCTGTGATGATGGATACCGATCTCTTGAGCCGTTCCGGGCGTCATGTAACAGTCAATCCCTGCCTTGATAATATCCTTAATGGCCTTGCAGTGGTCGCCATGCTCGTGGGAGCATAGGCAGCCTGCAATTTCGGACAACTTAAACCCGCACCCTTTCCGGATCTCGGGAAACGATATGCCGCACTCGATCAGCAGGGGGGTGTGTCCGTCTGATACGCGGTAACAGTTTCCCGATGATCCGGATGCAAGGGTGAAGATGTCCATGTTATCTGCCATGATAAAGATTGACATGCTTTTCGAGCATTACGATTAAAAGTTGGTGACGCGTTCCTTGCGGAAGATGATTTTCAAGAATTTTGTAAATCAATTCTGCGCTTTCCCTGAACAATTCTGTTGCATCTTGAAGGGTTATGTCTTTAGGGATTTCCCTGCAGATATGAATTTCCGCATCTTCCACTGATTCATCGTTGGTTATCGGGTCCGCTTTGTATATTTCGATTTTTGTCATGATTAAAACCCCGGCCCATCTGCCCCGGTTGCCTGGGCTTCTGCCTGTTCCTGGGCCTCAATTTCTGCAGCTTCTTCGGGAGTAATGGGTGGGGGGTCTTCGGTAAATTCAGCATTTGGGGTGTCGCCTTCATCTTTCTCCGGTTCTATATCAAGGGGTTCCTGGTTTGCGTTGGCGTCAATTTCTGCCTGGGGGTCTTCATCCGCGTCACTGTCCTTTGAAAAGGCATTTGCCATTTCAATAGACATAATACCGTATTTGCCGAGCAGTGACTTGAGCAGTGTCTTTAGTGCCATGGCGTCAAAGTCGGTTTTCCATGGGCTGTGCGTGGAATTGTACGCCTTTGAGAACCGTTTTGCGTGCGCCTCCACCTGATCACGGGTCCAGAAAATCACCTTTCGGAATCCGTTGACCGTCTCGATCATGGCAAAGTAGCCGATCACCTTGGAACCGGTCGGTTCCCCGAGTTCGATTTCGCCGGTCATCTTGTCGTGGCGCTTGAGTTCTCCTTCAAGCACTTTATCTGCATTAATATAGCGATATTGCCCGGTTCTCATGGCAAGCTGGATCAGGCCCTTGTACCCCATCTGGAACTGGGGCTCCTGCTGTCCGGCCTTGTTTTTGTAGGGGATTACATAGGCAAACCCCAAAGACTTGTTGATGGGCAGCTTTAGCGTGGCCGCTTTCAGGGCTTCCATAACCACCTTGCCCGGCTCGCATTTCTGTAGGTAGGTGTCGGATGCGTACAGGTCAATCAGGCTGGCAACAAACATGCCGGAGTTTTCCCCGAGTGCGTTCCTGAACTGTTCCTGTACGGTTGGAGATTGAATCACCTGTTTAAGTCGGTCTGTGGGTCGTTTTACGATGCTTTTTTCTGACATTGTTCCTCCTGCTGGATTTCCAGGGTTAATTCTTTATGGTCTGCTGACACCACAAGCTGTATGATCTGCGCGTTTACCTCGGCCAGGGAAACAACAGACTCGGCATTATCGACAAATATCGGGGCTGAAAACGAGTAGTGCTCGGACAGGGTGTTGATGATGTCCAGGCCGGTATTAATCCTTGCCGCGTTGTTCATGGAGGGGTAGGGCACGCCCCTATAAAGAGTGACGCAGGTTTCTTCCAGGCCGCCATTGATCTGCTGGTTAAACAGCTTGAACCGGGCCAAAGAAAAGTAAGAGTTGATTTTTTCTTCAAGCAGATTGACCTTTTGCCGGACAAACTCGTCTGTGAGATATTGCTCGTGCTCGATTTTTTCAAACTCGGCTGCCAGTTTCTTTTCTTCGGCCTTGAGTTCTTCAATGCGGTCCTGGGCGGATTCGTACTGGTCAAGCCGGGCCAGGGTTTTCTGCAGGGCTTCTATCTGCTCGTCGCAATATTTGATCTTAGCCTCTGCCGCCTCGATGGCCGCTTTGTTGTCACCATTGGATAGAGCCTGGATCTGCTTTTCAAGGTCGGTTTTCTTGTCCCATTTTTCCGATAGATCAATGAAGGTGTTGTTGAGGCTGGAAATATTTTCTTCTGCCGCCTTTTCTTTTTGTCTGAATCTGTCAGCCCCCTCCTGGGCCCTTTTAATTGTTTCTTGGTTTTCTTCAATACCCTTTTGGAGTTTTCCCACCTGCTCAGCCAGGGCCTTGCCTTTTTCGGAAATATCCCGGAGCCGGTCGGCCTTCTGCTGGTTAAACCGCTGGCGGGATTCCTCGATGATTCTTTCGGGCATGGGCTGCCCGCAAGTTGGGCAGGTGCCCTGGGCAGCGAATTTCTTCTCGTTTTCCGCGTGCCATTGCTGCCGCAGGTTTTCGATTTCCGCCTTTTTTTCTGCGATCCACTCTTCATTGTATTTGATGTTTCGCTCCGCGCCCCTGACGACTTCCTCAAGGGCCTTGACTTGTTGCCGCGCTGCTTCCAGCTCCTCTTGTTCGGCCCGGATACTTTTGTCTGTTTGGGCCTGGAAATCGTTTTCCGCTCGCTGGATTTCGGCCTCGACTTCCCGCAGCTTCTTGGTCAGTTCAGCCGCCTGCCCTCCGGATTCCAGAGCGAGCTTTTCCTTTTCGGCCGCGGCCTTGTCAAATTTGTGCTGTCCGATGTTTCGGTGGATGATTGCAGAATCTATTTCGGAGATATCCGGCATATTTTGCGCGACTTCGTCAATGCGCACGGGGATCTTTTCGAGCTGGTCATTGATCTTTTTGCGCCTGGCTGCAATCATTTTTCGATGGTCTTCTAAGGGGCGGTTGCCAAGGATTTTTTTCAGCTCCGCCAGTTCTTCCTTGCTGGCAATTACATCGGCGTCAGGCACATCCCCGCAAACGGACAGGAGGATATCACGGCGCGTTTTCCATGCGAGCTGCTCATTGAAATACCTGGAGCTGGTGAGCAGTTTAAAGGTGTCCTCGTCTGTGATTTCTTTGATTCTGGCGTCCCACTCCTTTTTTTTGGCCGGCACGTCATTGATAAAGTAATCCGTGGTGTGGCCGGTAAATTCACTGGTTGCAGAACCTTTCCTTTTTACCCACTTTTCTCGGAATATTTTTTTAAGGAGCAGGGTTTCAGCTTTGTCCCCGTTGTAAATGTCAAGCTCGGCTTCAACTTCGTGCTCCAGGCCGGATATGGGGTTGTTATTTTCGTCCAGGGTCTTGATATCGAATTCCGCCTTGCCCTGGGAATCCTTGCCGAACAGAAGCCACAGAAAAGAGTCGTAGATGCTGGTCTTGCCGGTTGCATTCGTTCCGTACATGATGGTGTCCCGGCCCTGGAGGTCCAGGGACAGGTTTTTGATCCCCTTGAAATTTTTAAGCCGCAGTTTGTTTAGGCGGATAACTTGCATCGCATTCCTCCATTTTGCCAATTTGAATGAAAAAATCTTCGCAGTGCTGTATTATTGTATCTATCGTGTGAGCATACCTGCAGGCAGCCGTACCGTTTGTGTCCGGCTGCCGCGGGATGCGGGCATATGTGGCGCATTCATGAATTAGTTTTAAGTAGTCGTAAGCGGTCATTTCCAACACCTCCGAACAGCTTCAATGACTTGTTCTGTGTGAGAGCCGTCATACCACCTTGTAAATGGGCAGTTTTTTTGACGGCAAAACGGCACGTCATCCCTGAATGAAAGTGGGCTGCCGCACACAGGGCACCTGATCACTGATGATCCGATTGCCCGGCGTGTTTTTTCCTTTTGCAGTTCGATGACCATTGCCCCTCCTAACGCATTAAAGAAATGTCGTTTAGTCTTGCCAGGCTTGCAATCGCGCATTCGGAATATTCATGCTCAGTGCCGGCCCAAAGTGTGACCCACCAGGCGCAGTCTTTTCGTTTGCACATTGACTGCGACAATGGGCATGAAGGTGGGAAATTAATTCGGAATTTACGGGTTTCGTATTTTTCTTGCTCTTCAGGCATTAAAGCCTCCTTTCGCAAACCTGTGTTACGCTATAATCGGCAAACCGAGATCCTGGTCCTTCAGCCACTCGTTAATGTTCATGATCGCGTTAAGCTTCCAGGCCCCGCCGGAGGCGTCAAACAATCCGCATTGAGGCGGCTCGCCTTCATGGCCTGAGCGGAGTCGGAAAACAAAGCTGGATTCAGGCTGGTCAACTTCCAGGAAAGTACGGTAGGGTTTGAGCATGACCGGGTTCGGGACCTGTATTTTTGTGGAAAGAGAAGATCCGGTTGCACGTTTTGCGGTTACTTCCTGGGAATAGCCTGTATCCAGGTAGGACTGGCTTTGCTCGGCCTTGATGTTACTGACCAGCTCCAGGATCTTTTGTTTGTCGTCTGTATGGGCAAAGTTGGCCTGCAGACCGATTATAAACTCCGGAATTGTCATAAACCGGTCAAAGGAAAAGCCCTGGTCCAAAATGGAGCCGGTGACTGCTTCAATAACCGTGATCCGCTGATGGGTGTCGATGCCAAATAACTCTGTGATTAAAGAAACGCTGTTATGGGCTTGCACGTGGACCATAAGGCCGGCGTCAAGGGCTTCATCGTCAAAACCGGATTTGATGTAATCCCGAAAACCCGTAAGGGTGTTGACTGTTAGGGTCCCGGGAATTTTCTTGTCCGGGAGGTTGACCAGCCGTTTATCCGTGTAGGTCCGATTATTGATTTCGTAAAGCTGAGGCTTGCTAATAGCCTCTATATGCTCCATAGCCTGCTTAATCATTGTTTTTACTCCTTTCGCATGGGGGTGACGTTCTGGCCGAATTCAATCTCTTGTTGTTTTGGCCTGGGGTATTCATGGGCCTCGGCTTTGCCGTGGATGTCTTTTCCCATCATGCCCACGGCGGTCATGGGAGAAAGCCCGGCCTGTTTGGATGAAACCGTCATTTCGGTTTTAAACATTTCCCGGTTTTCATCCGGTTTAATCTTGATTTTCAGGGTGATTTCCCGGGTGGCCTCTGCCTCGGTGTTTGTGTCGTTGATGTTTTCAAGCACCTTCTGCAGTTCGTAATCGAACCGCTCAACTGCCGTGCCATCGCAGATTGTTGCAAGGGATAGTTTTTCCATTTGCGGCTTCTCCTTGGTTTGGCCTGGCCCCCGGGCAGTCGGGGGCCAGGACTGTCTTTACTTGTCGAAAACGGATACTCCGTCGTCTGCGTACTGAAGGATTTTACCGCAGCGCATGCGGGCATCCTCGATATGCCCGATTGCCAGCATGGTCTGCGCTTTCATGTCGGAATGCTGGCCTGGATAGGCCTGCTCCCCGCTATATCGCCGGTCAGACATGGATTGCCGCAGTTCATCCTCGATGGTTTTCAGTTCTTCCCGCAGTCTTTCAGCCAATTGTTCAAGTGCCTCTCCCATAACGCCTCCTTGTTTGATGGTTGTTTGACGGGTGCTTGATTGCCCTGATTGATGCCGCGCCGATACGGCTTGCCTTGCTTCCAGACTGGTCCCCTGATTTATGTTTGAAACCTCCGGAAACGCGGGGCAACTCAACCAGTTTTAACGGCATAAACGTCACAATCCCGAAGGCAGACGAAAGGGTTAAAACTGATTGTGTTATGTATAACCTTATACTCTTTTTAGTGGAATGTCAAGAAAAAAAAGTGGAGATTTGAATTTTTTTTTCTCTTGACTTTTCACTAAAAATTGTATATATAATTACATCATTTTAAACCTGCTTTTCAAAATGGAGGCGCATGAAAAATAAAGCACCAAATGTACCAGCCCTGCGAACCGAAGTCAGGATTTTATTAGCCCGGGTCTGGAATAAAGGCATTACCCAAAAAAGTGTTGCCAGAGAATTAGGGATTAACCCGGGCTCACTTTCCCATGCCATGACCGGCATAAGGGGAGATGGGCCTTTATATCTTGAAATCCTTACAAGGGTTAAACAAAACCTTCAAACAAAACTTTCTTAACAGACTTTCAAAATCTGATGAAGGTGAAAATGATGAAGAATCCTGATCCCTCGATTTACAGGTTTTATTGCCCAACAAACAAATGCTGGTGCTCAAGCGATGAAATATGTAAGCGCCGGATGGGACTCCTAAAGCGCTCCCATGCTGTCCCGGGAAATCCAATATTGTTTAAACCATCGCGCATCCTGGAATTTTACCCCAATTTAGAAGTTTGCCTGAATTGCCCTCAAGGAAAAAGGATTATGGAAAAATTAAATAAAAAGAAATGCTGCTGGCCCGGCTGCAGCCTGCAGGAAAAAGGCTATGGGTTATGTGCCAAACATTTAAAGCAGGCCAAAGAAGATGGGCTCTTTAATATCAACACTAAGGCCGACCTTGAAACCACTAGCCGGGCTGTTCGGATATTGGCCGATATTTCCAAAAAGACTGACAGAAATATCAACGAAATAGCTTTCAGAGCAATGATTACGGGGCTAAATCAGTATCTGAAACAAGAAAACCCTCGCGCAACCTGGAATTTATAATGGCCGGCAGAAACCTAAAAAATAATTGTGGAGGTGGGTTGATGAAGCCTTACTGGTCCGACAAGTGCGGTGATATTTATCATGGCAATGCCCTGGACGTGCTGAGGGGCCTGCCAGATAAATCGGTGCATTGTTGCGTAACCGATCCGCCGTATGAGTTGGGCTTTATGGGTAAGAAGTGGGATTCAAGCGGCATCGCTTTTAATGTGGAAATTTGGCGTCAAAATTGAGCTTTCGGAAACGTATTTACGGGACATTGTTGTACCAAGGATTAAAAAAGCAACCGAGCAATTACGGTTATTTGCATGACACCCGAGGAAACATACACAACAGATTAGGCATCTTACTATGTATCGCGGATATATCGCCCTTTGGCGAAAAATAGAAGATCACCCATTTGCACAAGAGGCAAGGGAATTTTCAAAATTCGAGGCATGGATTGATTTACTCATGCAGGCCCAACATGAAGACGAGCCCAAGGACGTGGTGCTTGGCATGAAGATACTGCAATGCCATTACAGTGAAACTTTAAAATCAAACGTCACCTGGGCAAGGCGATGGAACTGGACAGAATCAAAGGTTCGTCGCTTTTTAAAACTTCTAAAAAAAATGGGACAAATCGAGATAAAAAACGAAGGCGTAACGACGAGGATAAAAATAATAAATTACAGTAGTTATGACCCAAAGCGACGGACAAATAACGACGACGTGACGAGCACGCGACGAGGAAGCGACGAGCAAGTGACGACAGACAAGAATGCTAAGAATGAAAAGAATGAAAAGAATGATACTAATACCCCCCCTTACCCCCCCAAGGGGGAAAAGGTGATTTATCCAGATTGGCTTAATCAAAAACTCTGGAATGAATTTAAAGCACACCGCCGAAGGCTCGGCAAAGCTATGACCCCTCACGCGGAAAAACTCAACATAAACAAAATCGAAAAACTTATGGAGTATGGGCATAAACCAGAGGATTTAATTAACCTGGCGATTGAAAAGGGCTGGCAAGGCATATACCCACCAAAAAATACCGGCATAAATACAAACCTTAGCCCAAAACAACAACGCAATGCTCAGGTGTTGCAAGACTTCATCGAAAACGGAGATTGATATGAACAAAGAAGAAAGAGAAGAATTATCTGAGATTCTTTTTGGTTTAGCAGGAAATTTCGGGGATTCCATAGATGGACCCACGGCAAAACTATGGGCCAGAGGTTTTAAGTCTGAAGGAATCACAATAGACCAAATTAGGCAAGCTGCAATGGTAATTTTAAAAACCAGGAAAATATCTAAAATGCCAACATTGGCAGAATTTCTGGAGCACATCCAGGGGTCTGCAGATTCAAAAGCCCATGCCCAGGCAGATTTAGTTATCAACACACTGCGCCGGCAGGGGGCCTATTCAAAGCCATCAGAATTTGCTGACCCAATAACAAACCACCTTATGCAAGCTCGCTGGCCCTGGAAAGCATGGGGATCGAGTCTGCAGGAAGATGAAGTGAAATGGTGGAGACGGGATTTTGTAGAAGCTTATAAAGACCTGGTCCGCAATCCGGCAAATTTAAACGGGGTAATGCAAATCCAGGGACCGGGACCGTCAAGGGTAATAAAACAATTAACTGAGAGGATTGGGGAATGAAAGAATCAAAAGAGCCAAGTTTTGAGACCTTGTCAAAATTTCTTTTTACCCGGGATCAGGGCACAAGAAAGCTGGGAACAACAGAACATGAGCAAGCTGTAAATGATTGTATTCCGGAAGCTGTGGATATTGCCAATGTCAGGATCAGGCGCGACTTAAGGCACGGCAAATTTAAAACCATAAATCAAAGAAATAATATGGCAATGAGGCATTTTCTGCAAGCCATGGATGAAATCACAGCTGCAAAAGGTTTAAGAGTGGTACCAAGGACAGGCAAGCGGGCGATTTTATTTAGAAAATTTGATTAATGATGGGGATTTATGAATAAAAAACAAATTAAGACAGCACCGAAAAACAACACTCAAGAGAATAAGCCTCAGCCAACCTTGCTACCCCTGGATGTGCTGCTTAAATACCTTGAGCCCGCATATCGGGAAGGTGTGATTAAATATGAGCGGGAAAGCTGGCGCGGAGGTTTTCATGTTTCTGTGCTGGTTGATGCTGCGCTCCGGCACATTATAGAATTTTACTGGCAGGGCAAGGATATTGATGCTGATTCAAAGACCGGCAAACATCACCTGGCCGGGGCAATTTTTTCTTTATGCAGCATATTACACACGCTGGATACAAGACCAGAGCTTGATGATCGGTTTTGTAAAAAAACAAACGTAAAAGATTGTTAAGTTAATGATTTTATTTAAGATATTCAGTTAAATGGTTTTACAGCCTGATGTTTAAAAAAGTCAATATAGGAGCTAAATCATGGCAATGAAGCGGATTTACAGAGGCAGGTACTTCCAGATAACCTTACATTCAGCATTTACAAGGAGCAGTGTTTTAATATTAACGCCGGGCTTGTATTTGGGGCGAAAAAAGTTGGGCAAGGCAGGAACCGGGCATGTTTTTGGTATTGCATGGCTTGTATGGGAAGGAAGTATTAAGCTTTTCATGTTTTCACGGGAATGGCGACTTATGCGGGAAGTTGCTGCAGCAAGACGAAAGGCACAAGAGGGGGCTAAGTCATGAGGCAGGTTGCATTAATCTTGCCCGGCTCTGTGAGGTCAAAGAAAAATAGCAAGCAGCCAACACCAATATCTTGCAAGCCCGGCTCTAAAAGCACACTATTTAAGCACTTTGCAAAACTTGGCATGAAACCTGTCAGGATTATGCTGCAGCCTTCCAAGGCTTACAAAACCTGGGAGAACGAGGCCCATGCTGCAATCCGAAAGCAATATCTGTTCCCGCGCTTAATATCATCGCCAGTCCATGTCAAAGCTATTGCATATATCCGTGGACCTGCACCAGATCTGTCCGGCATGACAGAGAGCATCGGGGATTGTTTGCAAGGAGTTGTGATAGAAAACGACCGGCAAATCAAGTCCTGGGACGGCTCAAGGGTTTACCGGGACAAAGACAACCCACGGACTGAGGTTGTCATAAAACCGTATGTGGAGGATCAGCCATGACAGAATTTTTTAAATATCCGGAGGAAGTGAAGGCTGTTGCGATTGAAGTTGTGCTTGAAAGGACTCTGCGGGAAGCAGCAAGGTCTTCATGGGAAAGTTTTACGCAGCAGGAGTATCGTAGATTTTGGGCTTGTGATGATGGGATTGTTGCAGGCAGGGGAGAAGAAGCCCCGGCATGATGTCAGCACTTTTTTCAAAAAAAACAAAAAAAAATACAAAATCGGTATTTTTTTTCTTGACAAACCGAAAAATATCGTAAAAAAAGGGGGCAAAATTTAAAGAGGGGTTTCCGCAAATGGCCGGAAAGACCGGAAAAAAAAGAAAGAAGACTTCAGCAAAGGCCGCGCCAGCCGAAAAGGTGAAGGTCTCTAAAATTCCACTCTGGTTAAAACATTTTCTCAACCAGGACAATCCTGACACTTTTTTCAACAAAGGCGCGGCTGCAAAAGCCGCAGGTTACAAAACTGAAAATTACGATTCCCTGGCACAAATCGGGTGCCACAATTACAAGAAATGCCTACCGAAAATCAAGAAGTGGCTTGACGAAGAAGGTTTAAGCGAGGTCAAGCTAAAATCCCAACTCTCAAAACTCATCACAGCAAAAGAGACCAGACTTCAGAGTATCAAGGGCGATATTGTTGAGATAGACCCCTCAGTCAAGATCCTGGTTAAGGGCGCTCAGGGCAAGTACACACAGCAGGGGGACCATTTTATTGAAATAGAAAACATAGTTTGTGTCGAGCTTGATGATAACAGGACTCAGATTAAAGCGATTGATTTGGGGTTAAAGGCCCAGGATTTGTACCCGAGTGAGAAGTATGAACATAAATTTGAGAATGTGCAGCTGATTATGGAATTGCCCCCGGATGAAGGCGATGGGCCAGAAACGCAGAAGATAGGTGATGAAGATGCCGGGTGAATCAAGCTTGCACCGCATACATTATAAAGCACCCCCGACCATTGCGCGTCTTCATCGAAGTGATACGCGGATTAAGGGGATGTTGGGACCAGTGGGAAGTGGGAAGTCTACCGGCTGTTGTTGGGATATTATGTCAAGGGCAGGCCGGCAAAAGCCGGACAAAGATGGAATCCGTCGGACAAAATGGGCTGTCATCCGCAACACATATCGCGAGTTATCTGACACAACCCTGGCAACCTGGCTGTACTGGTTCCCGGAAGATGTTGTCGGTACGCTTAATCGCTCAGAAATGGTTTACAAAATCCGCTACGGGCAAATCGAAGCGGATGTTTTATTTAGAGCCCTTGATAAACCGGGTGATGTCCGCAAGCTTCTTTCCCTGGAACTCACTGGCGGTTGGGTTAATGAAGCTAGGGAGATTCCAAAGGCCGTTGTCGATGTTCTTGGCGACCGTGTTGGCAGGTATCCCCCGACTGACAAGAAAAAGGGTATTAAACCCACCTGGTCAGGTATTATCATGGACACAAACCCACCTGATGATGATCACTGGTGGTACAATCTTGCGGAAGTTGAAAGGCCGGCCGGGTTTGAATTTTTCCGACAACCAGGCGGGCTTATTGAAATCAATGGCCGCTTTTTCCCAAATCCTCACGCTGAAAACCTCGATCACCTTGAAGACAATTATTACCTGGTCCGCATGCCTGGCAAATCACAGGGCTATATCCGCGTTTATTACTGCGGGCAATATGGCTTTATTATGGAAGGCAAGCCGGTTTATCCGGAATACGTTGATGCTGTGCATTGTTCAGCCCATCCGATTTCTCCTGTATCGGGTCTGCCTTTGTAT